CATCGTTTTCATAACGGTTCAAATATGAACCTTAATGGAAATATTGTATGGGCTGGTAATAGTTATGAAAAGTTTCCTATCCAATGTGAAGGATTCGATTTTGGTTCTACAGGCACTTTACCTAGACCTACAATTTCTGTAAGTAATATTTTTGGAACGATTACTGCACTTTTACAAGCTGCTAACCAAACAACTGTTGGTAACGATTTAAATGGAACAAAGTTGGTAAGAATTAGAACATTAGCTAAATTTTTAGATGCTGTTAATTTTGAGGGTAATACAAATCCTTATGGAACTCCTGATCCAACAGCAGAGTTTCCTCAAGAAATTTACTTCTTAGACAGAAAAATAACTGAAAATAGAGATCTTGTTCAGTGGGAAGCTATTTCTGCACTTGATTTAGTTAACGTAAAACTACCGAAAAGGATAGCAACTAGAGCAATATTTCCTGGCATTGGTACGTTTGTAGGATGACTTGGAAAGATATTGCATTGAAACACGCAAAAGAAGATGCACCACATGAAGCTTGTGGTCTTTTAGCTGTTTATAAAGGTAAAGAAAAATATTGCTGAAGATTTAGAAGATCAGTTTGTTATTGATCCTGATGATTGGGTAAAAGCTGAAGATGCTGGTGAAATAGTTGCGGTTTTTCATAGTCACCCAAATCACCCTCCTATTCCTAGCCAAGCTGATCTTGCAAGTTGCGAATATTTAGATTTGCCTTTTTATATTGTTACTCCAGAACCAGAGCAATGGAATTATTTTGAACCTTCTGGCTATAAAAAAGGATTGATAGGTAGAGAATGGGTATGGGATGTACAGGATTGTTGGAGTTTGATTACTGATTGGTATAAAGAAAAGAAAAATATAGAGATTAAACATTGGAAACGACCAAAAAGTCCAGAAGAGTTTGCAGAGAATCCTTTATTTGAATATGCTTTACCTAGATTAGGTTTTACGGAAATAGATGATAATGTTGAAACAGAAGTTGGAGATGTTTTGCTTTTTAATACATATAAAAACACATTAAGTCATGTAGCTTTATATGTAGGAGATCAAACTATTCTTCATCACTGTCAAAAAAGACTTAGCTGTAGAGAAACTTATGATCAAAAGTATATAGAATGTACAAAGAAGAGGTATCGCTATGCTCAATAAAATAAAAGTTTATGGCAGATTAGCTCGTTTTTTAGGGCAACGTACTTTTGAAGCTGAAATTAATAGACCTGTAGATACATTTAAATTTTTATTAGCAAACTTTCCTCATTTGGAACGTCACATGATGGAACAAACTTATCAAGTAAAAGTAGGAAAAACTGATATTAATGAAGATGATTTACTAGATCCTTTAGGTCAACAGGAAATACAGATTATTCCAGTAGTAGTAGGTGCAGGAGGTATTTTTAAGGGAATTGGTAAAGTTTTAACAGGAGCAGCAATTATAGGAGCAGTAGCACTTACTGGTGGTGCAACGGGAGTAGCATTTTCTGGTTTAGGTTTCACAGCAGGAGCAGGAGCAGGATTAGGTGCTAGTTTAGCGGCAGCAGCAGGAAACTTTGGTATTTATCTGGCATTATCAGGAGCAGCAGAGATGCTTACCCCTGTTCCCAAACCCCCTGGAGTATCAGACGATCCACAAGCACAGAACTTTTCATTTAGTGGAGTACAAAATACATCAAGGGCAGGAACAGCGTTACCTAT